CACCACGATTGATACAAGGTGCGACTCCTGAGTTTATTTGTCTTGTAGGACCATGGATTATGGCTCTGCAGGATCTATTGAAGCGTAGGTGGAGTGTTAACAAGAGTAATCTTGTTTTCACCAGCGGCGTCAAGGCAGATGCAGCTGCAGAGTTCATTACTGGTAAATTTGGCTCTATATTGGAAGATGATATAGGCAAATTCGATAGTTCAGTGGGTAAGCAATGGTGTGCTTATGAGTGTTGGTTAGCTAAAAAATTTGGAGCGCCGCGTGCTGTTTTAGATTTAATGTATGCTAATATAAAGACTCATGGTATCACACTACATGGGTGGAGGTACAAATGCATAGGGACACGGAAAAGTGGTGACCCTTATACTTCTTTGATGAATTCGATCATCAATGGGGTTTCACATTTGTATCTATATTGCAAGTGGTCGCAGAGAACTGTGTCGGAAGCACGGGAGACCATTTGGATGTTGTTGCAAGGAGATGATAACCTGCTTCGCCACTTGGAAAATTGCGTTTATCCCTGGAAAGAAGGTATGGCTGGCTTAGGATTTGATAGTGAAGCTATCTATCGATCTAATTTGGACGAAGCTGAATTTTGTTCTAGTCGACTGTATTTTACCAGTGGTGGATGGGTTTTTGGACCCAAACCGGGCCGTGTTTTAGCAAAAATGGGTTATGTGGTAAATCCACCTCTTGATGTATCAAGGGAATCTATGATGCGTGGCATTGCTTTAGGTTTGGAAAAACAATGTAATTTTATCCCTCCTCTTCGTGTGGTTGTCGAGCGTGTTCTTCGTCTAACTACCGGGCATAAAGCTTGGTTTGATAGAAATTTAGAGCATGTTATGACTCTTGGTGTTTTTTATGAATCAACTGTTGATATTGATGTCAGTTTATATGATCAATATTACTGGGACGTTCATAAACAAACCAAGTTTTCAAATATGGTGAACACTCTCCAATTAGGTGATAAATTGGTAGGTGGCTATGAGCAGTTGTTGTTTGATCGTGACACATCTGGACCTCAATCCATATTTGGACCATTAGCCTGTGGGGCTTAAAACCACTTTTGGTCATTAGTTAAATGACCAAGCACTGCGTTCTAGGTCGCATTGCCTTTCTTTAAAAAATATCGTAGGATAATTCCTAGTAGCTTGCACGTTGGAAAGCAGCCAAGTTGTAAAAGTGTTGCAATTTTGTAGTTCACTCTTGACGGTCACAAGCCCAATAAATGCTGAGTGCAAGCTTATAGTTCATTGTCTTAAAATGCGCAGGCGTCATAACCTGAAGTTATTTTCCTTTATGTCAAAGTTTTTGAGAGATGTCCTAAAAAGAATGAATAGCAACAAAACCCACCCCAACACCCATGAGTGGAAGCCCTCTGGAAATACACTATTAAGAACACCACTGAGTTAGTGTACGTAGCGTTCCATGGCAGAAATCGATGGAGTGGATTGCCTTAAGTTGTTGCTCTGCTATGTCATTAAAGTAAGAATCTCTTGTCCATGCCGCCCATGTCTAACTTTCAATCAAAAAAAAAAAAAAAAAAA